ACTAGTAGAACCGTTCTTGCGTGACGTACAGGGACGCAGAGGTATTTACGACTTCCGTGTAGTTTGTGACGAATCAAACAACACGCCTCAGGTTATCGACTCTAATGAATTTAGAGCGGATATTTACATCAAACCTGCTAAGTCTATCAACTTCATCACTCTGACGTTTATCGCTACTAGAACTGGCATCTCGTTTGAAGAACTTGGCGCTTAATAGTACGAATAAATAACAGACAAACTTAGGAGAAAAGTTAGATGAATATTGAAGAGTTTAAGGCAAGACTTGGCGCCGGAGGTGCTCGTCCCAACCAGTTTAGGGTGAAACTCGCGTTTCCCGGCTATGTGGTTGGTGTTGACACTTCTTACAGTCTGCTCGTAACTGGCGCCGCATTGCCTGCTTCAAACGTCAACCCCGCGATCATCCAGTATAGGGGTCGCGAGGTTAAGTTGGCAGGAGAAAGAATCTTTGATCCGTGGACCATTACGGTTGTAAATGATTCTGAATTCAGTCTCAGGGCTCCATTTGAACAGTGGATGAATGGTCTGAATGATCGTGCTGATAACACTGGTGTTCTTACACCCCGTGACTATCAGACCGACATCGTTGTTGAACATCTGGATCGTAATGATGTAGTATTGCCTGGTGGTCAGTATACACTACGCAATGCCTTCCCTATTCAGATGTCAGAAATCGCATTGAATTATGCACAGAATGATATTTTTGAAGAATTTACGGTGACTTGGCAGTACTCACATTACGATGTGGGATAAGTCTTAACCGTCAATCTAGGATAAATTATGGAATTATTTGGATACAGCATAGAGCGATCCAAATCGTCTAAAGGGGAGAAGTCTTTTGTTCCCCCCACGGATGATGGGTCGCTCGAAGCTATTAAGGCTGGTGGGTATTACGGTACATACTTTGATATCGAAGGTACTGCTAATAACGAGAGCCAGTTAATTAAAAGATATAGAGACATCTCCATGATGGGAGATGTTGACGCAGCTATTGAAGATGTTGTCAATGATTCTATATCAAACCTTGATGATGAAAAACCAGTACTGATTGATGTTGATAAATTATCTGTCTCTGCGGGTGTTAAGAAAACCATTGCAGAAGAGTTTAACAACATCATGACTATCTTGGACTTCAATACGAAGGCACAAGATTATTTTAGAAGGTGGTACATCGATGGAAGAATTTACTTCCATAAAGTTATTGATACAGAAAAACCCAAAGAGGGTTTAAAAGATATTCGTTACGTTGACCCGAGAAAGATTCGTAAGGTCAGAGAGATCAGGAAAGAGAAAGATACTAGAACACAAGTTTCTCTGGTCAAAGAAGTAAACGAGTATTTTGTATTTGATGAGAAAGGTATTGCTCTCACTAGCAACCAAATGTACAAGACGGATGTTGCTAATGATAAGGCAATCAAAGTTAGTAAGGATGCAGTTGCATATTGTACGTCTGGTTTGGTTGACCAAGACAAGAATATACCACTATCGTATCTGCACAAAGCGATTCGCCCTGCTAACCAGTTAAGAATGATGGAGAACGCGGTGGTGATTTATCGTATCACTCGTTCACCAGAAAGAAGAATTTTTTACATAGATGTTGGTAACTTGCCTACTAGTAAGGCAGAACAATATCTAAAAGATGTCATGAACAGATATCGTAACAAGTTAGTATACGATTCTGAGACCGGAGAAATCCGAGATGACAAAAAGTTTATGTCAATGCTTGAAGACTTCTGGTTGCCAAGAAAAGAAGGTGGCAGAGGAACAGAAATTCAAACATTGCCTGGTGGCCAGAACTTGGGTGAGATTGAAGACGTAGTTTACTTTCAGAAGAAACTATATCAATCACTCAATGTTCCTGTCTCTAGATTAGAACAACAGGCTGGTCTTAACTTTGGTAGGTCTGCTGAGATCACAAGAGATGAACTCAAGTTTACTAAGTTCATTTCTAAGTTGAGAAAAAGATTCTCTGGTGTCTTTGATGATTTGTTGAAGACGCAGTTGATTCTCAAGGGAGTTATCAACGAGACAGAGTGGCCTGCGATTAGGGAAGCCCTTCAGTATAAGTTTGCATCTGATGCTTACTACACTGAGTCGAAGGAACAGGAAGTATTGAGAAGTCGAGTTGAAATTCTCAATCAGGTTGCACCTTATGTTGGACAATTGTTCAGTAAAGAATATGTCCAGAAACAAATTTTAAGATTTAGTGACGATGAAATTGCTTTGATAGATAGTCAAATCGGAGCAAGTCAACCAGAAGATAATGTAGTAGGAGATAATAATGAGTGAAGAAGCTGAAAACGTTGAAGTAGAAGTGCAGGACGAAGTTGGTTCTCAAGATGCCATCAGACAAATGATGGATAAGTGGGCTGACGGAGACCTCGCTGGTGCAAATGACGAATTCTTTGCAATGATGAACAAACGTGCCGATGATATGCTCGCGGTTAGAAAGTCCGAGATCGTACCAGGCATCTTTAATGATCCAGAAATGCAAAAGATGGGTTTGGAAGCAACCCCAGAAGAAGCAGAGGAAGAGTCAGATGAAGACGTTTAAAGATTTTCGTGAAGAGGCCAAACCAGTAGAAAAGGTTTCAAAGGAAGAGCCTACTGCGAATCATCCTACTGAAACTGGCACTGAGGGAGACAAGACTCCCCCGAAGCAGGGTAGTTCTGAAGACCCCAAACTCACTCATATGTGTGCTACAAAAGTAGTTCATCCCAAATTCGGTGAAGGTAAACCCATCATGGGAGAACACGCAGAACCAGATGCTAACGGTGATGTGTGGTGGTACAAAGTTATGTTTGAACATGGTATCGAAATGTGCGAGACATATGCCTTGGATATCCAAGAAATGTCGGGTCACGCTAACCACAAAAAGAAATACTAACGGAGATAGGTAGATGGCATTCGCAAAATCTAACTTAAAACTGACTCAAGTGCAGGCAGTTGTTAGGTGTACGGGCACTGGTGGTGACAGCGGAACCATCGATATCGACACCGATATAAAAAAGTCGGGAGAGACGGCCTCTAGTCCGACAGTAAACATAACAAGAGTACACTGGAACTGCGCTAGTGGTGCTTCCGCAACAATCACTCGTAACTCGGTAGAGATTATGTCTGTATCTGGTAACGGGTTTACTGATTGGTACGGATGGGTAGAAAATACCGAGAACGATCAAGATATCGTTGTTGCTATTGCAGGTGGTGATGCTGTTGTCTGGTTAGAACTATCCAAGGTTACTGGATTTGGTTCACAACAACACCAAGATCAGGGAACTCTGGGAGGTAATTAATGAAACTAATAACTGAAGTCACTGAAGATATTCAATATATCTCAGAAGAGAAAAACGGCAAGAGAAACCTTTACATTGAAGGTGTTTTCTTGCAGTCCAATCTCACCAATCGTAATAATCGTTCTTACCCCAAAGAGATTATGCGTAAAGAGGTGGATAGATATCGCACAGAACAGATAGATAAGAAAAGAGCGATGGGTGAATTGGGTCACCCAGAAGGACCGACTCTTAATCTGGACCGCGTATCTCACATGATTACCTCTCTGAAAGAAAGTGGTGATAACTGGGTAGGTAAAGCTAAAATCCTAGATACTCCTATGGGTAACATTGTTAAGAATTTGATGGACGAAGGCGCACAACTTGGTGTGTCATCAAGAGGCCTTGGTTCACTGAAAGAGAAGAACGGCATCAATGAAGTACAAGATGATTTTGTTCTCGCAACTGCTGCTGATATTGTGGCAGACCCTTCTGCTCCTGATGCCTTTGTTAGAGGTATCATGGAAAACAAAGAATGGATGATGATAAACGGTATATGGACCGAAAGAGAAATGGACATTGCTCAAAGGGTTATTAGAGAATCTAGTTCCCGTGAACTGGAGGAGCAAAAACTCCAAGTGTTCAGTTCATTCCTAGATCGTTTATCAAAGATATAATTTTTTATAAATAATTATCAGTAACGCAAAAATTCTCAAAGGAGACAATCATGAGCGTAGAAAGTAAAATCAGAGACTTTCTGAAGAAGGGTAAGGAGATCGAAGAGTCTCTGCAGCTCGCTGAAGAAGTCAATGAACTGGAAGAGAAGGCTGCTGCGGAAAACCTTAAGCCCAATGCAACACCTGGCGATTCCAAGAATCCTACTCAGGGTTCTTCTAACCCTTCACCCGAGATGCAAGACCTGTCTGGTACAGGTGACAAGCATGGCGGGTTGACATCCTCTATTGGTAAGGCTGCTGCTGACAAGATGAGTCAGTCTGGTGAACTTACTCACTCTGGTGCTGGTGATGCGCCCAACTATGAAACTGACGAAGACCCCCGCAAGGTTGTCAATCAGTCATCTTCAAAGGGCAACGTCAACCAAGAAGAAGTAGAAGAGTCTGAAGAAGAAGAAGTTATTGCTGAAGACGAAGCTGTAGAAGAGTCTGAAGAAGTTGAAGTTGTTTCTGAAGAAGAGTCTATTGAAGACGCTGAAGAAGAAGTCGAAGGCGAAAGTCTCTTTGAAGGTGACATCGCTGGTCTGTTCGCAGACGAAGAACATCTTTCAGAAGACTTTAAGGTTAAGGCCGCTGAACTTTTTGAGACGGTAGTTACTGCTCGTCTTGCTAACGAAATCGAAGGTATCCAGGCCGAACTTGCAGAAGAGGCTGATGCCGCTCAAGCAAAATTCCAAGACGATATGGTTGAGAAGATTGACGCATACCTCAACTATGTTTCTGAGAACTGGATGAAAGAGAACGAACTCGCTATTGAACGCGGTATTCGTACTGAAATTACAGAAGACTTTATCAAGTCTCTGAAAACCGTTTTCACCGAACACTATATTGAAGTGCCTGAAGAAAAGTACGATGTACTTGGTGAAATGCAAACTGAGATCGAAGAACTCAAAGGAAAACTCAACGAGTCTATCGAATCGCAAGTATCTCTGACGAAAGAAAGAGAAGACATGTTGCGTGAGAAGATCATCGCTGAGGCATCTGACGATTTGACAATGACAGAATCAGAAAAACTGTCTTCACTTCTTGCTGATGTAGACTTTGGTGATTCCGAACTCTTTGCTGAAAAAGTCTCTGTTGTTAAGGAAAACTATTTCCCCAAACAGGGTGTGGACACTGGTGAAGTAATGTCAGATACAGTTGACGCTGGACATCTTGACGAAGGTACTTCAATCAATAAGTACGCTCAGGCAATTTCAAAACAGATTAAAAAGTAAAATTTTTATAAATAAACTTAGGTAAAACAAAAACCAATCAAGGAGATTACAATGTATCTTTCTGAAGAAATACAAAAAAAGTGGAGTCCTGTTCTGGATCATCCCGATCTGCAAGAGATTGCTGACCCTTATCGTAAGGCAGTAACTTCTGTAGTTCTTGAGAACCAAGAAAAGGCTCTCCGTGAAGAGAAGAATGTTTTCTCTGAAGCGGTACACGCTAACAACATGTCAGGTGAGATCGATACATACGATCCGATCCTGATTTCTCTGGTTCGTCGCGCCCTTCCTAACCTGATGGCGTATGACGTTGCTGGTGTTCAACCGATGACTGGTCCTACTGGTCTTATCTTTGCGATGAAGTCGCACTACACTTCACAAACTGGTACAGAAGCTCTGTTCAACGAAGCTGATACAGACTTCTC